GCGCTGCCAAGTGCGCGTGACGCTATGAGCAGCACCAGCCTACCCGCATGCCTCGGCGGCTGGTGCAAGGCCCGCGAACGCTGCTCGGACTATCACGCCGTTGAGCGCACGTGGCTTGAGGAACGCCTTTGCCCGCCGGGTCAGGACGATCCGACGCCGCTGGCCGAGGTCGATGCGCGCGTCGGGCCGAAGGACGCCGATTGGTGGCAGTCCGTGCGGGCGCCGCAGAGCAGGCGGGCCGGGGCATGAGCCCTTACTACGAAGACGAGGCGGTGACGCTGTACCACGGCGACGCGCTGGCACTGCTGCCGCTGCTGCCCAAGGCCGACGCGGTGGTGACGGACCCGCCCTACAGCGAAACCGCGCTGCACTGGGACGTCTGGCCGGATGGCTGGCCAGACGTGGCCGCGATGGTGGCGAACCAGGTCTGGTGCTTTGGCTCGACCGGCATGTTTTTGGACAAGTCCACCCAGTTTGCGCGCTGGAAACTGGCGCAGGACGTGGTTTGGGAAAAGCACAACGGTAGCAACAACGCGAACGACAGATTCCGCAGGATGCACGAGCTGGCGCTGCACTTCTACCGGGGCGCGTGGGGCGACGTTTTCAAGGCGCCGCAGTTCACGAACGACGCCACCAAGCGCACGGTGCGCCGCAAGGCCCGGCTGGCGCACTGGGGCGATATTGGCCCAAGCATCTACGCCAGCGACGACGGCGGGCCAAAGCTGATGGGCAGCGTGATCTACGCCCGAAGCTGTCATGGCTACGCTGTGAATGAGACACAGAAACCAGAATCCATCGTGGCCCCGCTGCTGCAGTACAGCGTGCCGCCTGGCGGGCTGGTGGTGGATTGCTTCGCAGGCAGTGGCACCGTGGGCGCCGTGGCGCGCAAGACCGGGCGACGGGCGATCTTGATTGAAAAGCGCGAGAGCCAATGCAAGGCAATCGTGCAGCGGCTGGCGCAGGGTGAATTGTTGCCGGCTAATGGGACCGCGGCCCGATGATCGATCACAAGGAGGTTTTGAAGATGACCAAGGCGAAGTCGTCGAGCGAGCGCATCAGGAAAAACAGTGCCGAGGCGAAGTCCGACCGCGACAAGGTGGAAGCCTGGCTGCAGGGTGCGGCTGGCGGCGATACCGTGGCCGGCCTGGCGGTCGCGTGCCGCATGTCCGAGTTCGTGGCCAGCTGGTCGCTGCGCGCGCTGCGCCAGCGTGGACAGGTGCTGCTGATCGGCGGCATCGGCAAGCGCAATTCCCTGTGGTGCGTGCCCGAACACGAATCGACCGCGGTCGACGCCTACGCCGCGATCCTGGGCCCGCAGCAGGGCTGGCCGCCTCTGGCGCCACCGAAGCCGCGCGGTCTGCATGAGCGCCAGGTAGCCAGCGTGTGGCAGCTGGGCGACCTGGCCCGCCGGGGTGCACGCGCCGGGATCGACGACGATCGCAAGCGGTGCGTGAACTGCGGCCGATCAGGGCACAGTTCGAATGCGTGCCCGTGGCGCAAAGTTCCGTTGACAACGAACACCGATCGGAAACACAATGCGCGAACCTTCAACACCGACCGGAGAAACACACCATGCACCTGATCCCGAAGTCGAGCGGCACCGACACCGCTGTGAAGTCCGCGCAGTCCTGCGCTGGCGCGAAACCGATGGGCGCGAATTCGTGGATGCGTTCATCGCCGTCGTTCGCGAGAAACGAGGACACGATGCCGCTGAACGCCTGTTCGCCGACACCGTCGCACAGTGGCGGGCCGGCAACCGTGGGGCACCCGGCGACTGGCGATGATCTGCGCGTGCTGTCCGAGCACTGCGAAGCCCCGGCGCCGTCGCGCGAGCCGCAGATTTTCTGCGCTCACGACATGACACCAGACAGCGATCCCGACGACGACGACGAACGCGGCGACAAGATCGGCGCACACACCTACCTGGCCGACATGCACGCGCCTGGCGTGGTCGAGCTGGGAGGCTGGGGCTTCCTGGCCGCGATGGTGGCGTGCATCGCCATCGGCGGCGGGCTGGTGCTGGGCCTGCAGCGCGCGGGGGTGCTGTGATCGATCGGCTGGCGTTGTGATCGAGCTGGGGCGCCTCGGATGATCTCGCTACCGATCCGCACCGGCACCGGGCCCAACATGCGGGAGCATTTCCGGGTGCGGTCAAAGCGCGTGGCCAAAGAGCGCGAAGACACCGCATGGTTTCTGCACGGCAAGCTGCGGCCCGCGCTGCCGTGCACCGTGCACCTGATCCGCAGCGCGCCGTCGCGCGGGCTCGATGACGACAACCTGCGTGGTTCGCTGAAGTCGATCCGCGACGCGATCGCGCACTGGCTGGGCGTCGATGACCGGCACCAGCAGATCGTCGCCTACACCTACGACCAGATCAGCGGCCCGTGGGGCGTGCTGGTGGATTTCCGGCCGCCGTCTTCGGGCGCGCAGCTGGTGCTGGGACAAAACATGGCGCCGCGGATTGCCGCCGACGCGCCTGCCATGCAAACCATAGGCGGCACAAAGGAAGTTTCACCATGACGACGACGACGACAACAGCAGCACCGGCGGGAACCGCGGTGCACATCAAGCCGCCGAACCTGCAGACCGCTGTGTTCCGCATCATCGGCACAGCGCCGCTGGTGCAGGCGAAATTCAGCGCGAAGGCCAAAGAAATGATGATGCACACGCAGGCCGCAGGGTCGGTGTCGCGCGGCAAGAAAGTGCGCGAGGCCAAAGACTTTGACGCCACGTGCGATGCTGCCGTGCACTACAGCCGCGAAGGCTGGCCAGGCATTCCGGCCGGCGCATTCCGCGCGGCGATGATCAGCGCATGCCGGCTGGTCGGGTTCAAGATGACCCTCGCCAAACTGTCGGTGTTCATCGTGGCCGATGGCTTCGACCGCGACGAAGGCACGCCGCTGGTCAAGCTGCAGGCCGAGAAATATCGCCGGGTCGATCTGCACGTGCGCAATCAGACCGGCGTGGCCGACATTCGCAGCCGGCCGATGTGGGACCAGTGGGCCGCCGATCTGCAGATTCGCTTCGATGCCGACCAGTTCAACCTGGCCGATATCTCGAACCTGCTGGCGCGCGTGGGGGCTCAAGTGGGCGTGTGCGAGGGCCGGCCCGATTCAAAGTCGAGCGCCGGCATGGGATGGGGCACGTTCCGGCTGGGCGATGAGCAAGACGCTAAGGCCGCCGCGGTGGTCGAGCGGGCACGCAAGGGAGAGAAGGAACTGGCGGCTGTGTAGGGCAGGCTTGGCCCGGCGTGGCTGGGCTGGGCATGGCAGGGCAGGCACGGCCGGGCAAGGCGCGGCGCGGCGAGGCTTGGCAAGACACGGCAGGCAGGGCGAGGCAGGCGGGGCAAGGCGGGGCCTGGCCTGGCTGGGCACGGCAAGACACGGCAGGCAAGGCGAGGCAGGCAAACTTTTTGGAGTTCGAACGATGAGCATCGAAGCAGTCAGAGCCGAGATCGAACTACTGGCGACGGGCGGCATGATCAACCCGGCGCGCGTGGTCGAGTGGGCGAGAGAGAACGAAACTTCAGCCCTGCACGGAAAGTTCACTTGGGACGACACCGAAGCCGCGGAAAAATGGCGCGTCGATGAGGCGCGCCGCTTGATCCGCGTGTTTGTCATCGCGCCCGTGACCGATGGTCAAGCGCCTACGAGGGCGTTTGTATCGCTGACCACGGAGCGCGGCGCAGATGGCGGCTATCGGGCGCTGGCTTCGGTGCTGTCCGATGAGCGCATGAAGGCGCAGCTGCTGGCCGATGCGATGACTGAGCTTCGGGCGATGCGTGCGAAATACGCCAGGCTCACAGAGCTGGCCGAAGTGTTCGCGGCGGCCGAAAAGGTGGAGAAGCGAGCCAGCGGCAAGAGCGCAACAAGGGCCAACAGTCGGGTTGCGGCCTGACAATCGCGGCGGGGCTGGGCGATGCACGGCAGGCGAGGCGAGGTTTGGCACGGTGCGGTTGGGGCGGCGCGGCATGACATGGCAGGCAGGGCACGGCGTGGCCGGGCGGGGCTGGGCACGGCACGGCAGGCGGGGCATGGCACGGCCAGGCGAGGCCAGGCGAGGCAGGACAAGGCGAGGCAGGCAAGGCGTGGCAAGGTTTGGCTGGGCATGGCATGACAAGGCAAGGCAGGCACGATGACCCGATTTGACTGGCCGCAGATCCTGGGCGACCTGGCGCATTTGCTGGGTGAGCCGGCAGCGGGCCAGGCCGAAGCATTCCACCTTCGCGAACCCTGCAGCGAAACGCAGCTCGCGAGAAGTCTGGAAGTCGCGCGGTCAACGCTGCGCGGCTGGGTCGATGGTGCTGAACCGCGGCACTGTGATGGCGAACGCATCCTGATGCGATGGGCCGAGCTGACCGGCAAGACGCGGGCATTCGCGCCGACTGAGCGCCGGCCGCTGGCGGGCTACGCGCGGTAGCGGGCTGGATTCCGCCAGGGCGGGGCGCATACACTGCGCCGGCAATCCCGCAACCTGACCGGAGTTTCAGCCCATGGGTAAAAAGATCGAAGTCCCGGGCGCGCCTGCGCCTGCTGCCGCCGATGACGATGTGCCGGCCGCCACCGGCGCCGCCTTCGATCCCGATGATGCCGAGGGCAGCGACACGCTGGCCGGCGCTGGAACCGGCACCGCCGAAGACGAAGGCGACCGCCTGGCAGCCGAGCGCAAGGGCAAGTCCAAGGCTTCGAAGACGGTGGTGCAGCTCGAAGCCGAACTCGCCGCCGCGCGCGATCAGCTGGCCGCGAAGGATGAGCAGATCCGCGTGCTGGAAAACGCCGATGGCTTGCCGAAGGTGGTCTACATGCCAGAAACGCCGCACGGCAAGCTGGCGAAGGCGGCGAGCCCATTCGCCAACATCGCATCTTTGCAGCTGATGGCGATGATCGACACCGGCAAAGCCGATGAGCCCTTCAACAACGTGTTGTGCAGTGACGGGTACTACGTTACCCGCGGTGGCGCAAAGCGCGCGATCGCTGAGCGGGGCGCCTGACCCGTGGGCGCGCTGATCGATGCCGTGCTGAAAGGGCCGACGCCGGCCCAGCTTGAGCATGCACGGGTCGAGCTGCAGCGCCGCGAGGATGCCGGCCTGGGCGTCGCGATCGAAACCTGGCACCACTTCACGCCTGGCATGCTGGCGCGCACGATCCTGATCCCTGCCGGCGTGACGCTGCTGGGCGCGAAGCACAAGGAACCGCACATCGTCATCGTTCACGGCGATCTGTCGGTGAACACCGACGACGAAGGCATGCAGCGCCTGACCGGGTATCACGTCTTTCCGTCGATGCCAGGCGCGCAGCGCATCATGCACGCGCACGCCGATACGTGGATGACCACGCTGCACCAGAACCCCGACGACTGCCGCGACCTGGCCACGATCGAAGATCGGCTAGTCGAGCGATCCGACCAGCTGCAGCGCCGCCGGCAGCCGCTGGTTCTGGACGCGCGCCATGCGCAGCGAATGATCGTATGACCTTTGGAATCATCGCCGCGATCGTCGGTGCCGTCAGTGTCGCCGGCGCCGCCTATGGCGCAGTGCAGCAGCGCAAGGGCTTGAAGGAACAACGCAGCGCACTTGCCGCAGCTGAAGCCGAGGACGCGCGCCAGGCTGCCGCTGCGGAGACAAGCGCTGCGGTCGCCGCGAATCAGCAGATCGCCGAAACGAAGCGCCGCCGGCGATCGTCGTCGCTGCTGGGTTCGTTCGATGACGGGCCGCTGAACACGTCATTGGGCGGCGCGCCTTCCGTGCTGGCCGCAGGGTCCACCGGGCCGATACCGTCGCGGTCGAGCGCCGCCAATGCGCCGGCATTCTCGCCCGCTGGCGTGTCGGCATCATCGCCGCTGGGGGCTGGCGTCGCGCCGCGCGCTGGTGGCGGTGGTGGCAGCCGTAGCGCACTACGCAAGGCGGTGCCGTGATGATCGCCAGCGTTGACTGCGCCGCGCTGAAGCGCCGACTCGATCGATTGATCACGTTGCGCCAGCCGCATGAGCCGAACTGGCGCGATTGCTTCGATCACTCGTTCCCGATCCGCGGGTCAGGCCTTGAAGGCGGCACGCCGCTGGATGCGCAACAGGCTGCCGATCGCCGCGCGCGCCTGCTGCACTCGTTCGCCACCGACGCCGGGCGCACGCTGGCCGCGGCGCTGGTATCAGGCACGACACCATCATCGAGCGTGTGGGGCACCGTAGCGGTCGCCAGCGCCGACGATGAGGGCAAGCGCTGGCTTGAGGAAAAGTCCAAGCAGCTGCACGAAGAAATACACGCCAGCACCTTCGACGCTGCCGCGTATGAGTCGTGTCTGGATCTGGTGCCGGCCGGATGGTTTGCGCTGTACGTCGAGGAAGCGAATGGCGGCGGCCTGGCCTTCAGCCAGTGGACGTTGTCACAGTGCTACTGCGCAGCGTCGGTATCCGGCGGCCTGATCGATACGATCTTCAGGAAGTACACGCTGACGGCCGAACAGGCGCACAACGAGTTCGCCGGTAAGGTCAGCCCGCGCGTGCAGAAGATGATCGATGACAAGCAGCTTGATGCTGAAGTCTCGATGGTGCACGCGATCTACCCGCGGGCGGTCTACATGCCCGGCGCGCGCATGGCCAAGAACATGCGATTCGTGTCGGTGCACTTCGAAGCCGATACGTGCTTCGAAAACCGCGAATCGGGCTATCACGAATTCCCGGTGATCGTGCCGCGCTGGTCGCTGATCCCGAACAGTGTGTATGCGATTGGCCCGATGTTCGATGCGCTGCCGGATGCGCGCGAGCTGAACGCCTACTTGGGGATCAACAAGACCGCGGCCGCGCTGCGCGTGTCGGGAATGTGGGTCGCCGAAGATGATGGCGTGCTGAACCCTCGCACGGTCAAGCTGCGGCCTGGCGGAATCATCGTGGCCAACGATGTTGAGTCGATCAAGCGGCTTGATGGTGGCGGTGACTGGCAGATGGTGGCGGCTGACATTCAGCTCTACGCCGCGTCGATCCGCAAGGTGCTGATGGCTGACCAGCTGCAGCCCGTCGATGGCCCGGCGATGACCGCCACCGAGGTGCACGTGCGCGTGGCGATGATTCGCCAGCTGCTGGGCCCGATCTATGGCCGGCTGCAGGCCGAATACCTGGCGCCGCTGGTCGAGCGGTGTTTCGGCATCATGATGCGCGCCGGGGTCTTCGGCCAGGCGCCGCAGTCCCTGGGCGGACAGAATTTCCAGGTCAAGTACAACAACCCGCTTGCGCGTGCCCAGCGCATGGAGGACGTGAACGCGATCGAGCGGCTGAACGGCAACCTGCAAGGCCTGGCGGCGCTTGGCGAAGTCGCGCCGGCCGCGGCGGCATCGCTCGATGTCATAGACTTTGACGCCAACGTGCGCACGCTGGTCGATGGGCTGGGCGTGCCGTTGAAGAACACGCGCAACTTGAAGCAGCTGGCGCAGTACCGGGCAGAGCGCGCGAAGCAACAGGCCGAGGCGCAACAGGCCGCACAGGGTCAGGAAATGCAGACCCTGGCGGCCGAAACCATGTCACAACGCGCCGTCAAGGCGGCTTGAGGGGTCCACCATGTCGCAGGCAGTTTCGGGCAGCTTTTCAACCGGCGCGATCGCATCGCTGGGCCAGGTCAGCGATTCGCTGCTGATCCCCTACGGTGTGGCGAACCTGTATTTTTCGGCGTTTTTTCTGGATGCGTCGAACACGATCAAGACGCAAAAGCGCGCCAGCCCTTCGATCGCATGGTCAGACGTGACCACGTACAACAGTAACCAGTCCCCCGCCGTCGCGGTGGCGGTCACTGCCAACGAAGAATGGCGCGTCATCCAGCTAGCGCAACAAGCGCTGCGTTCCACGCGCTACAGGCTGTCGGTCGAATCTGAATAAAGGGCTTTCAACCATGGCATCCCCTATCGTTCTAAGCCCCGGCCTGGGCACCCTTGGCGCAGACGGCTATGAAGTGGCTGGCCAAGTCGATCGAGCCGACGCATTCGACCCTGATCCGGTGCGCGTCACCGAAGTTGCGCCGCCGGCCTGGCTGTCACAGTTCAATCGCATCGCTGGCGGTGCGATCGCTGTGCGCAGCGACGAAATCGCAGCCGATGGCATCGTCTTTTCCGGGCCCTGCATCTTGTATGGGGTCAAGGTTATCGCGGTGGGCACAAGCATCATTGTCTACGACAACATTGCAGCGAGCGGGCAGCGCGTGATCAATGGCGATGCCACCTCAACGCTCGGTGCGGTGATCACGCCCGCCGGGCCTGGCGTCGGCGTGCAGATGCTGAATGGCATCTATCTCGATCTGACGCTGGGCACGTACATGGTGTCATACGCACCAGGGGTGTAAGTCATGGCTGCATGGTATAGCGATGTGCTGGGGTCCGACGCGGCCGCCGGCACCATTCCGGATCCTTGGTACTGGCCGCCAGGGTGCGCGGGCAGCAGCAACGGGTCGGCTGAGGTTGGCGCGGCGCCAGTGCTCAACATCAAGAGCGGCGCCTACTATTCCGGCATCAATGCAGTGTGGGACAGCATCATCACGCAGGCCACTTATCAGGGCTATGGTGGCACTGGTAAGTGGACGCTGGATTGCCGCCAAATCGATGACGTTGCTTTCCAGAACGGCAACACGCGCATAAACACCGTCATCAAGAACTTGCGATTGCTGGGCTACGCCGGACTCGTCACGCAACGGGTTGCGATGTCGGTCGGCACGGCAGGCTTAAATTCTGGGTTCCGCCTTGAAGACTCCGAAGTGTGGTTCGGGTCATCGACCGGCTTTGCCGCTGACACGCTGAACATTCGCTTCAAGAATGTGCAGATTCGCAGCGCGGGCACGGACTTGATAAAGCTGGTGTCCTCAGTTTCGAACGGCTACCGCGCGGGCAGCTCCGACGTGTTCGAACGTCTGTGGGCGCTTGACCCAAACCAGAACATCGAGGTAGGCGGCGGCGATTGCTTCCAGGCTCTTATTGCCGGCGCGACGCAGTGGGAGGGTTCCTGCACGTTCCTGGATAGCTGGTTCCGCAACGACACCAGCAACTTTTTCGGCAAGCAAGCCGCACTTTTCTGGGATGGTCTGGGCGGGATCACGATCAAGGGCTTGCGCTGCGAAGGCGTGCGCGGGGTCATCGGCTTCGGCAGCATCCGCGGCACGATGACGTTTTCAGGCGTGTCGTTCCGGTCCAATCGCGAGCCGGTCGGCCTGCGGTGCTTCCGCATGTTCCAGAACACCGGCGGGCTGCCCACCTACATGATGGTCACCGGGTCGGTGGCGAACATCTACGGCACGCGCCTGGCTGGCTGGAACGCGCCGATGTTCCGCATGTACGATCCAGCCGCCATCCAAAGCTACGACGGGGTGATCAACTTCCTCAACAGCACCGTGCAGGGCCGGATCTTCAACGATCCTGTCTTCACCCAGCCGGCGCACTTCGAACTCTACTATTCCGCCGGTGAGGTGGCCACCTATGGCGCGAACTTTCGCTGTAACCTGCGCAATAACTTGTGCCTAGGGGTGGGTGACGATACGCTGGCTGGCATCCGCATGCCAAACGACGCGAACAATCTGCGCTGGGTGTTCCAGAACAATGTCTTTCTGCCCAACACGAAGCACTACATCGGGTCCACCGTATACGCGAACACCGCGGCCTTTCAGGCGGCGCACAGTTACGCGACCGGCAATGTCGAACTCACCGAAGAACAGTGCCGGCTGGACAGCGCCGGGCGCCCAACGTTGTTGAGCCCGCTGCTGTATGCCGGCGTGCAGGGCCCGATCCACTGCGATGCGTCCGGCGTGCAGCGGCACATCCCGCCGAGCATCGGCGCGCTGGAATACATTCCGCCGCGCACTGCCGTCCGATGAGCCGCCGCGGGCGCGATCTGAGCGCCGATCACGACACGTTCGCGCGACTGTTCGAAGGCAGCGACGATGGCCAGCTGGTACTGCGCAAGCTGCGCGAACTGTACGCATCTAAGCTCTACGTGAAGGGCCCGGGCGGCGAGCGCGATACGTGCTTCAACCTGGGCAGCAATGCGGTGCTCGACTACATCGACGCCATGATCTGGAAGTCACACAATCCGCCACCTGACACCGACGACGATTCACAACCGGCCGGCTAGCCCGGCCTTTTTCATGGAGCAATGGCAATGAAAGGCAATCGGCATGTTTACATGGCTGCGGTCGGCGGTGGCGGTGCGGGCGGCGGTGCAGCGCCTGGCGCTGGTGGTGCAGCTGGCGATCCTGCGGGCGCGCCTGGCGCAAGTGCTGGCGCAGAGGGAACACCTGGCGCTGGTGGCGCTGGTGGAACAAGCCCGAACGGCGCGCCAGCTGGCGGCGCTGGTGGTGATCCATCGGCACTCAGGGCAGCCACGGGCGGCACGCCGGGAACTGGCGAACCTGGCGCAGCGCCGGGTGCTTTGCCTGCCGACTTCTGGGCCGATGAGAAACACGTCGTCAAGCTGGCCGATGGGACCATCGACACCGAAGCGACGGCGCGCAAGCAAGGCGCGGCATACAAGGCGTTAACCGCCAAGCTGGGCAGCGGCGATGTGCGCCCGGCCGCAGTGACCGACTACAAGGCCAACGTGCCGGCCGAGTTCGCCGACAAGATCAACGCCGACGAAATGGCGGCTACGCCAGGCTGGAAATCGCTGGTGGCCAGCTTGCACGCGGCCGGCGCATCGCAGGCGGTGGTCGACGCGGCAACCGCTGAGTTCATCAAAACCGGCATATCGATCCGCGAAGCCCAGCCGATCATCCAGGCTGCCGAGTGCGAGGCCACGCTGAAGGCAATCGACGGCTGGAAGGATCCGGCGCAGTACAAGGCCAACATGCAGCACGCCGCGAAGGCGATTCGCGCGTATGGCGGCGACCAGGCCGACGCGCTGATCGACCGCTACGGCAGCGACCCGGCGCTGGTGCAACTGTTCGCCCGCATCGGTCCCGAGCTGCCCGAAGACCGCGCGCCGAATGCCGACGCGCTGGGCGCTGCCGGTGGCCAGCTCGATGCGCTGATGGCGAATCCGGCCTACACCAATGCCAACGATCCGCAGCACGCGGTGATCAAGGCACAAGTTGATGCGCTGACCGCGCGCGTGGCCGGCACCAGGCCGATCGCCAGAGGTCACACCGCGACATTCAAAGCCGGGTGATCGGTCGGGCTGGATTCCGCCAGCCCTTCCGATCTAACATGCGCGCCATCGGCCGGGCGTGGCAGCCCGATACCCGACAAGCACGGCCCGCAGGGGCGCACGGATAGCCGGTGCGCTCAACGTAGCCAGGCCCCGCAAGGGACACCCTGAAGGCGAAGTTTCCAACTTCCTCACCTTCATGGAGCGTTCCCCATGTCATTCGAAATTCCCGAGAACTTTGCGGTTCAGTACAGCAACAACTTTCGCGTGCTGTACCAGCAAAAGATGGCCCGTCTGCGCCCGTGGTGCCAGATGGAAACCGTTGTCGGCGCGTCGAAGTCGTGCGAGCGCATGGGCGCCGCCGAGGCCTACGACATCACCAGCCGGCACAGTGACACCCAATTCGTTCAAGTGCCGCACTCGCGCCGCTGGATCGATCTTCAGGACAAGGGATGGGCCGAGCTGATCGACAAGCTGGACAAGGTCCGATTGCTGGCCGATCCGACCGCGGGCTATTCGATGCTGGCCAATGCCGCGCTGAACCGCAAGATGGATGACATCATCTACACCGCGGCCCGCGGCAGCGCGCGCACGAATGCCGGCCTGTCGGTGTTGCCGACCACGCAGAAAGTGGCTGTCGGCGGAACGGGCATGACCCTGGCGAAGCTGCTGACCACAAAAGAAATCATGGACGGCAACGAGGTGGACGATGACGCCTCGATGTCCATGGACGGGCAGACCGGCGGCCCGCCGGCGCGCGTGATGGTGGTCAACAGCCGCATGCTGACCAGCTTGTACGGCACGACCGAAATCAAGTCGATCGACTACAACACCGTGAAGGCGTTGGCACAGGGCCAGGTCGATACCTTCCTGGGCTTCAAGTTCGTTCGCACGCAGCGTGTCGTCGCCGACGGCACCGCCACCACGGGCTACGCGATCGCCTTCAGCCGCGGCTGTGTGGCGCTGGGCGTCGGCCAGGAAATCAGCGCCAGCGTGGACCGGCGCCCCGACAAGAACAACGCCTGGCAGGTCTTCGCCGATATGTCCATGGGCGCCGTGCGCACCGAGGATGAAGGCGTGGTTGAGATTGCGTGTGCCTAATCGATCAACCGCAACACACTCCGAGGAATCTTCATCATGAAAAACTTTGCAGCGGCGGTCCAGATGATCCTGGCCGCCATCAAGTCGGTGCTTTCCAGCGTCGGCGAACGGCTCTATGTGGGCGTCACGCAGTGGATGCACCGGCAGGGCTTGATGCTGTCGGTACTGTTCTACGCCGACGTGCCGATTCAAGAAGACCAGAACGTGGGCACGGCTGTGCCGCCCACACAGCGCCTGAAGGTCAACCGCGCGCACGGCCGGGTGCGATACAAGGAATTTTTGTTCATCGCGCCCAGCTCAGGCACGGCACCGGCGATCGCTGACAAGATCGTCTGGGGCAAGTTGCCGAAGCGCGCCCGCTTCATCGGGAACATGTCCAAGCTGTACTTCAACGCCGGCACTGCATCGTGCACGATCAACCTGGGCGACAACCTTGTCGCGGCGCGCCACCTGGCCGCCACGTCGATCGCTGCCCTAGGCAACGCGGTGCCAGAGGCGGCTTCGCTGGTCAGCACGACCACGGGCGATATCGTCATTGGCAGCAACCAGATCAGCGACTTGCGCAGCATGGGCGGCATTCAGCTGGGCAACCTGATCGTGGGCACCGGCATCCCGCTGGGTTCGAAGATCACGGGCGTGGACTTCGCCGCGAAGACCTGCACGATCAGCAACGTTGCCACGGCGACCACGGGCGATCTGGCCATTACCGTGACGGGCCTGAACTATGAAGTCAGCGACGATTCGAACAGCGCCGCGAACGCCTACGCCAGCGCGACCGATGACAGCACGCTGATCAGCACCGTTGCCGGCGCTCAGGTGGCGAACAATCAGGTGATCAAGCTGATTGCCGCCTACGTGATGGACTGATTGCTTGTCTCCCGCGCGCCATCCCCGGCGCGTGTTGATCATGGGCGGGGTGCTTCGGTTCCCCGCCCTATTTTTTTGAGGGCACGACACCATGGCGAGCGAAGTAGAAATCTGCAGCAATGCGCTGCTGCTGCTGGGCGATGCGCCGATCAGCTCGTTCAACGAGGACCGCGATCGCGCGCGCCTGGCGTCGAATCTGTGGCCGATGGTGCGCAACTACGTGCTTCGCCGCCACGGCTGGAACGCATGCGTCAAGCGCGTAATCCTGGCGCCCGACGTGGACACGCCGGCCTTTGACTTCGCCTTTCAGTTCACGCTGCCGGCCGACTACATGCGCACGCTGGCGGTGGGCGAATACGGGGACGAAGACACCTTCAAAATCGAGGCCGGAAAGCTGCTGATGGACAACAGCATTTGCCGCCTGCGCTACATATGGCGCAATGAAACGACTGCCACCTATGACGATATGCTGGTCTGGGCGCTCACTGTCAGCATGAAGGCGGTCATGGCTTACCCGATCACGAAAAGCACGTCACTTATGCAAGTGGTCGAAGATGCGCTGAAGGACGTGCTGAAGCAGGCGCGCGCCGTCGATGGCCAGGACGAAACCCCCGAAATGCTGGGCGACTCGCCGCTGCTGAATGCTCGATTCGGTAGCGGCTGGGCCGGTGGGCGCTGGGGCGGTGGGGGCTGGAGCTGAACCATGCCGCGCGTCAACCTGAACCAGACAAATTTCACCGCGGGCGAACTGTCGCCGCGCCTGACCGGGCGCACCGACATCGACCGCTACCGAAACGCGGCGAGGCGCCTGCTGAATGCGCATCCCGTGGTGCATGGCGGTGCGAAGCGCCGGGCCGGCAGCATGTTTTTCAAAGCCGCGAAGCATGCCGATCGCATGGCCAGGCTGGTGCCCTTCGTCTTCAGCCAGGACACAGCCTACATGCTCGAGTTCGGCCACAACTATGTGCGCGTGTTCGGCGCTGGCGGCGTGGACCTGGCGACCGAGTTCACTTCGCCATACGACGAAGCCGCGGCGCTTGAACTTGACTTCAGCCAGTCGGCCGATGCCATGTTTATCACGCACGCCGCGGTGTTCCCCAACAGACTGCGCCGCTTCAGTGACACAGCATGGAGCTTGGCCGATGTTCCATTCACCACGTTGCCCTTTGATGAACAGGGCTACGCGCCCGCGGTTTCGGCCACGCTATCGCTGGCAACAGTCGGCGCGGGTCGGACGATCACGGCCGCGGCGCCGGTGTTCCTGCCTTCTGATGTGGGCCGGGCGCTGGTCAGCGGGGCAGGCCTGGGCGTGGTCACGGGTTACACCAGCACAACGATCCTGACGGTCACGATCACGATTGCCTTTGCCAGTGTGAACCTGCTGGCTGGAGAATGGTCGCTGGACGTGTCGCCGCAAGCGATCTTGAAGGCGTCGGCAAAGGATCCGGTTGCGTCGAGCGTGAACCTGTCCAGCTCGATGAGCCGCGCCGCGAACCTGACCCTCACCGCGCTCACTGGCGCGATCACCGTCAACGCCAGCGCGGGCGTGTTCACGGGCGCCGACACCGGCCGCGTGCTTTATGCCGATTCGGGCGTCGCGGTGCTGACGTTCGTTTCGGCGGTGCAGTGCACGGCGGTAACGTCGATCGACTTCACCAGTCTCGCCTATGCAGCTGGCGGCTGGGGCATCACTGCCGACGCCTGGCGCACC